GACCAGATTCAACTGGTCTAGACTTCTCGTAATCTTTTAACTTTGCCCTAACATCTTTAAGTGCTGTATCGTAGTTTTCACCACCTACAGAACGCAAGTATGCTTCTGCTTCATCAGCAAATTTAAATGTTGTTCCTTGCAAAGCACTACGCAACTTTTGTGTCTCAGGTTCTTGTTGCTGACCCATGACAGTAGGAGAGAACTGATTTGCAGTGCTTTCAAAATTGTCAATGTCTGCATCTGTATAACCAGCAGCTTTAGCTTTCTCACGATCTATTTTGATTCCAGCCATGATTTATCTCCTACCGCCAGTTATGCCTTGAGGGTTTGTGTTTGGTGTTTGCATGATGAAATTAGTCATTGGTGGCTTTATCAAACCTTTGTATGGATTCAAAATATCATCTTCAGTACCATCAAATTTTTGAATTTTCCCAATGTATTGCTTACGATAAACATTGAGTTGACTTTCCCGATTCTTAACAATGTCATTTGCTATCTTTTCTAAATCCTTGCGCTGTGTTGGAGTAAAACTACCTCCATTCAATACACCTTGAACAAGCAATTTAAATCTTTCTGGAATAGCTGGATTGCCAGTAATTGATTTTTTATCACCTTCTTGAACAGCACCAGATGGATCGTACATTTTTGCAATGTTGTACAAGAGTGCGCCATCAGCAGTTGGATTGCCAGCATTAGCCATTGCAACTGCTGATTGAACTGCTTTAAATCTGTTGGCAACTTCAACATCACCACCTTTGCCAATAAATTGTTCCCATTTACCCATAACGTCAAGTTGCGACTTAGCTGCTGCCGTTGGGTCATTCAAATTCACTGACATTTTCGGAACATTAGCCGCTGCTTTTTCGTCAACTTTGTTATTGACTCGTGTTCGCTCTGCTTGAGTTAACTTGCTATATGGCTTGTCATAAAACTCTAAAGCATAGCGTTCTGCTTCAGCCCCAAATGATGGTGTCTTAGTTTCTAACTTACCTAACGATTCATCTAGTTTACTGACAAATTTGTCAGCTTGTTCCTCGCTATATACACCAGCATTAAAACTATTTGCAAATTGTCTTGCGCTATTTTTAATCCAATCTGGGGCATTAGGATCATCAAGGAATCTTTGGAATGGGTTAACTTCAGCAACACCACCAACGCCCAATCTACGCAAGTCAGGAATAAGTTTAGCCTGTTCAGATATAGCTGCACGACCTTGAGGGAATGAAAGCAATTTTGCCTTAACTTCCTCATTGATAGTGCCATCAGGATTCTTAAGCTGACCAACCAACTCATTAGCCATGTTGGTAAGACCAGCCGCCTGCATACCCATACCACGTTGAGTAAGGTAATCGGTTCTCTTAAATCCTTGCATCTCTTGTTCTTGAGCCTGCTGCCTCACCTTCATCATCTCATTACGCAACAGGAAAGCAGCTTCTTGATCTCCACCCCGTAATGCGGCTTCAATGGCTTGAGGATAGGTGTCAGGGTTGCTAGGGTCAATCATCCCAATCAATTGCTGACGTTGTGTAATCTTTTGAAGCATTGGGTCTTGACCACCTAAAGCACCGCCAACACCTTGACCCAACTGGTAACCAGCAGTCCTAGCACCTAAAGCCGCTTGTTGGAAAGGGTTTAGTTGAACTTCTTGAAAAGCACGATTCTGAAACTGTGCCAACTGATTCTGTTGGTACTGTTGAGGAGAAGTAAACAATCCTAAGATTTCTGATGCCGCCATTGTTTTTTCTCCTTAAACAAATACTGATGATGATTGAACAGGAATAAATTGTTTTGAAACTGGGTCATATGTGTATTGCTGTTGCGTTGACTGTTGTGTATTGCCAAACGATCTATTCACTGCATTAGCAAACACAGGGCTTTGAGCCGCACCAGTGAATACATTCCCTGCCGCTGAATAGGCATTTGCTGGAGCCATTGTTTGTGCAGCACTTGTAATGCCTTGACTAGTTAATCGACCAACATCAGCCGCACTAGCAGTAGTCTTAGCGCCAATTTGGGTGCTAAGAGTCAATGGCACTTGTGCAAGGCTCTCAAGCCCTGATGATGTATCCATTGCAGTGGTAAATGGTGCATAAGCGCCTGTTTGACCAGTGTAGTATCTACCTTGCAAGTTAGCACCAGTATCAAACAATCCAGCACCATATGAAATACGCCTTCTTGCTTCTTCATCTGCTTGTGCCGCAAGAGCCAAATCGCTTTGAGCCAATGAGTTGTAGTAAGCCGCTAGTTCAGGGCTTGTGGCCATCAAGTTACCGCCTTGAGAGACAGCCACGCCGCCACGCCCTGTTTGAAACTGTCTGTTTCGCAATTCCGCAAGTTGATTTTCTCGACTAGGCGCAAGCAAAGCTGTTTGTTTAGCAATGTAGTCTTGTGCCGCCTCCTCTGGTGTTTTAGCAAGGTAGCTTTTACCTAAACTAAATAAGTTCTGTGCTGCACCAGTTAAAGGTTGGTAAGCGGCTCTAGCACCCTCTACATCAGTCAATCCCTGATTAGCTAAAGTAGACAATCTATTTTGGTAACCTGTGATTTCAGCACTAGGTGTATATCCTGCCTCAATAACATTGCCAGCCGCATCAGTTTTAAATTTGGATGAACCAAAGCGAGTAGTCACGCCAACAGGTCTAAAACGAGCCGCATCAGCGGCAATTTGTGCCGCACGAATCTGTGCATCAGACTGTATTTTTGCTGCTTCAGTAGCTTTGTCAGCAGTTAAAACAGAACCAGCGGTACTTAATAAACCTTGAATGGCTGATGGCGCAAAAGTCTTTAAAGTTTCTGGGCTTATATTTAAAAATTTAGCAGCTTGCTCTATCAAACTTGGTGTCGCACCTTGAGTTGCTATTTGACTTGCAATAGTCGAAGCAGTTGTTGTAGCAGCCGCACCACCAGCACCATAAGCGCCAGCCGCTTGTGAAACAAATGGACTTGTTGCGCCAGAACCACCAGCCGCAGTAGCACCACTATTTAATAGACCTGTACCAGCAGCAGCACCAGCAGCACCAGCAGCAGTAGAAGCTAATGATGTTCCCGCATAACCAGCAGTATTAGCCGCAGCCAAAGCATTAGATGCCGCTATTTCAGCCGCAGTAGCACCTCCTGCTGCCGCACCAGCACTAGTAAATAGACCACTACCAGCAAGGTAATTAGCACCTAATCCAGCCAAAATCATTGGGCCAAAGTCTTTTACAAAGCCACCAAAGCCACCGCTACTATTAAACTCATTTAAATCCCCAATTCCATAGTCAATAATCTCGCCTTTTGCATTTATTCTTGGCGCAGAAACTATGTTTGGTTGATTTGGATCAGGATATAAATATTGACCTGGCTCCAATGTCAAATGCTTAAAATTACCTTGTGTGTCATATTGGGCAACAAGTGGGATATTCTGAAATGTTTTGTCCGTTGGTATTGTGTAGCCTTCAATATTTGCACCAGTCCTAACTTGAGCAAGGTCTCTATCTGCATATTGGGAATATTCTGGATTGACCTTCTCGTATCCTGGAATAGACCCCTGTAGTCCTCTATATTCCGTTGGAACTGTAGTTGTGTTCAATTGAGTAGTGAGATTTGCCAATGATGCAGGGTCTAACGCTTGACCTAATGATGGCAATGGCTCTTCAACTCTTTGCGGAAAACTAGTAAAACCACCAAACCCATAAAACTCAGGCAAACCAGTTTGAGGATTTATAGTGCCAGAACCACCCATAGCCGTTAACAATCCTGCTTCTTGAGGATTGATGTGAGCAAGCATGGTGTCGCCAAATCTACCCTTTGATGCTAGATTTGCATATTGATTATTAAAAAGATTTGGCATTTTCTTGTCCCTTAAATAGTGCTATCGGCAATCATGTTTAGCCTACTTTGGCTTCTAATGCTTCAATGCGAGTTATCGCTTCTTGTAAGGCGGCAGTCAGCAAAGGCACTAAATTAGAAGAATCAACACCTTGGTATTCTGGCTTGCCATTTGCGTCAACAGCATCTTTTTCGCCGTTTACAGCTTGGGGGACAACTGCTTGTAATTCATGGGCAATAAATCCGTGAACTGTTCCTGCCTCTGGATAGTTTATCCAAGTATAGGTTTTTGGTGCAATTTGCTTGAGTTTAGTTACCGCATTAGATAACGGGGCTACATTTGATTTAAGGCGGTAATCTGAAGAAGAAGTGTAGTTAGTGCCTGCGCCGCTAATTGCTATAGTTCCAGTAGTCGTTACGGATGATGGGAACGTACCCGCATAGAACACTACTAGCGTTCCATTACTAAAGTCAGAAGCCACTGTCAAAGGCACTGTGTTATAAGTTGAAAGATTTTGTGCGGCAATAGCAGTACCCGTACTAATAGTTGCTCTTGCAAATATTGGAAGATTAGTGGCTGCTGTTATGCCAAAACCATTTGTACCAGTAAAACTATTTGCGGCACTAAGTGTAGGAATTCCAGCCGCTAGTAAAGTAGATGAGCCTGTACCGCCATTAGCAATGGGTAGAGTCCCACTTACTGTTGATACGGGTAAAGTGCTTGAAGAATCATACTTTGTTGCAACCGCAGTCGCAATATTGTTGAACTCTGTATCAATCTCTGTGCCTTTAACAACTTTGTTAGCGTCACCCGTTGTAAGTGCGTCTTTAGCTGCAAAGTTAACTGTTTTCGTGTAATTTGACATGGTTGCTCCTTATGCAAGTTTGCCTGTTTTGGTTTGAATCTCAATCTTTTGGAATGAAATTGGCGCCCCGTTAATGTTAATCTCAAATCCCGTCTGAACGACTTTACCTGACCCGCTGCCGTATGCAGTTAATTCTTCTAAAATTACACCTGTTGCATATTGTGCAATGTTGTATTCGCCAATGCCATACTCAGACACAGATTGCGTTGGTATAGAAATTGTCTGCGATTGGTAACTTGATGAAAAATCGTAACCCCAAAATACTGATACCGCTTGGTTACTGCCACCTACAACAAGTACCTTAATTTTCTTGATTATTGAGGTTTGCCCATCATTGCCTAAGTCAGCATTGTTTGTGTAGTATTGCATACGATACGCTGAACCATTGTCTTGGTAACCAGTGTATTTTGATACAAAACCAGATTTACCAATGAGCAAATCACCATTGCGGCGAGAGCAAAAACTTTGTGGAGCAATGCTGTCCCATGTCGTTACACGATAAGACCCATCTTCCAAAGTTGTCTTTGTGTCAAAGCAAAAAACTTTTTTTGCGGTTGGACAGGTCAACAGGTAAAAGCCATTCTGCTCAGAATAGACTGACCTCAACTCCGTAGCTGATTCACTTGCAACTGTGGCTAAAAAATCGTTTCTAATATTTTTTGACAAGTCGTTTAGAGGAGCAGATTTTTCTTGTACTGTTCTCAAAACTGAACGCAAGCCACTACCGCTTAGAAAAACAACATCCTTACCTGTATTTTGAATTGTGTCTCGTGCTATGCAACCAACACTTGAGATCGTGTCGTAAAGTGTCATGGTTGATGGAGTTGTGGCATTTGCATAAACTAAGATTTGTCGTCTACCAAAGATAAACAAAAATCCGTTATGCGCTGCCAGACCCATGATTTCATCTGCGCCGTTAGACCAGACACGAGAAACATCTAATGTGCCTGCTGTACCAGTAGACCAAACATGGCCTGACAACAAATCGCTAAAAGATACTGTTGTATTGTTAGTAGTTGTGTTAGCCGCCCAAATACGTCCATACGCAGAAATAGCCACGTTTGCGGCTGGTACAGTACCAACGTAACCTGACTTTTCAGTTACTCTGCGATAAGTGGAGGTTGACACCGCAGGGTCGTAAATGATTGGGTCGTTATTTATTTGGAAAAAATACACAATTCCATTAAGACTCGCAGCTTGCCAGTTTCCTGCATTAAACACTGGCGCAGTTCCACCGCCACCATAAGTTAATTCAGCAATAGTGCCTAACCCCGCAAGACCTAATGTGTATTCAGCAAGAGGTACGCCATTAGAGCCGTATTGAGCAATGTTGTATTCAGCTACAGAACCCGCCGTAGACAAACCCAACTTAAAAAGTCTGCCATTGCCAAACAACAATACAGTAAGTGTTCCGTCTGTTTGGATTAACTCGTGAATAACTGTAACTTGATTTGCGCCTAACGTGCCGCTAGATGTGTTGATGTTTTGGTATCCTTGCCTCGCACCTAATCGACCAAACTTGTCGATTACGCAATTGTTGGCAATGCCAGCAAACCCACTCGATATTTCTAAAGATGGGTCTTGTGTATTCAACCCCAAAAAAGCTGGTGCTGATACGCTAGAAACTTGGAGTGCTTTGCTCATACCGCAACAAACTCCTGATTCTCAGGATAGCGAGTGCCTTCCAAAGCAATGTAATCAGACAACATAGATTTGTACAGTTGGTATGCCTCAGAAGAAGAAAAGCCACCATCTTCACCACGCTCTATCAAAGCACGAGCATAGGCATTCTGAACCACCAAAACGTCAGGAACAAGCACAACAGTTGCATCTGATGTTAGGGTAGCCTGTGGCACTGTTAAAGCAAATTTGATCGTGTAAACACCATCAGGTATTGGGTATAGATTTACCTTGGTGTTATAACTACCATCAACGCCATTAAAAGCAAATTCTGTAGGTATTTGATTGGCAAGTGGCGTAAAGTTTAGCTTGCGGTTCATGTCCACAAAGCTGATGTTTGTAAGACCAACATTGCTTGTAGTATTGATTACATCCATCACTTGAAACTTCTGACCAGCACCTGTCAAGGAATAAGATGATGTAGATGCTGCTGTGGTAACATTAATGGTTTGACCTAAAACATTCCAACTAAAAGAATCTTCAATTTGACGCTTGGCATCATTGACAAACTTGCCAATCAATGTGGAATATGAATTAAGAACAACAGTAGTCACTGTTGGCTCACGCAACCTTACGAGTACATCGTTTACAAGTTCAAGGTAGGTCATAGTCTAGTCAACCCTTCAAGTTCAATTGTTGCAAGCACTGTGAAAGTAGAACCCGCCTCGCTTGTGGCTTTGAGAATATCACCCTCCTCTAGCACCAAATACGAGTCGCCAAAATCAAACCCAGTGGTAAAAGTTGTTACCGCTTGCTGATAGCTTATTGCATAAGTTACAGCCGCTGATGTGTCTGTCCAATCAAGAGAGATGTATTTGGTTGAGCCTGTTTTATTAGTTGCTCGTACTAGTACAACTTTGGCGTAGTAACCAATCGGGCAAGTGAATACCGATGTCAGCGTGTTAGCTGTAAGATTGGCTGCAACGGACACTGCTCTCATTTTGCTTTTGCCTTATTCCTTGCGGATATAGCTTTAGCTTTTGCCTTTGCGTCAGCCTTTGAGGTTGCACCCCATGCCTTGAGCGAAAGAAGCAGTCTTGTTGGTTCACCATCCTTGTACTCAGGGCCATCATTACCACCCATACGAG